AAGGTAAAAGCAGAACAATATTTGCGGGATGTTATGTCTCGCTATCGTAACAAGTTGGTGTACAATGCTAACACTGGTGAGATTCGTGACGATAAAAAAATGATGTCCATGATGGAGGACTTCTGGTTGCCTCGTCGTGAAGGTGGTCGTGGCACAGAAATTACCACACTACCTGGTGGTCAGAACCTTGGTGAACTGACTGATGTTGAGTATTTTAAAAAGAAACTCTACAAAGCACTTAACGTTCCCATCTCTCGTATCGAAGGTGATGGTGGATTTAACCTTGGTCGTTCCTCCGAAATCCTAAGAGATGAACTTAAATTCAGTAAGTTTGTCGGTCGTTTAAGAAAGAGATTCTCAGCAATGTTCCTTGACATGCTGAAAACTCAATTGCTTCTGAAAAACATTGTCACTCCCGAAGATTGGGAGAGAATGTCAGAGCATATTCAATTTGATTTCCTCTATGATAATCACTTCGCTGAACTCAAAGAAGCGGAACTCATGGAAAATAGAATCAATTTGGCAACTCTTGCAGAACCTTATGTTGGCAAATACTTCTCACAAGATTTTGTCCGTCGTAAGATTGTTCGTCAAACTGACTCTGACATTCTGGAAGAGGATGCAAAGATTGAACAAGAAATCAAGGACGGAATCATCGTTGATCCTCTTGAAGCAGCAATGGCAGTTGATGGTATGCAACCAGGAATGCCACAAGAAGGTGCAGTTTCCACTGGTCCAGCATTAGGTCAAACTGTTGTTGAACCAGATACTGAGAAACAAGGTAAGACTACCGAAGCGCCCGAAGGTGGAGAAATATAAATAACTTATAGTCTTAGTATATTACTAAACAATGGACGAATTAATGGATCTTATGGTGACTGGTGATTCCCCTTCTGAGGTGTCAGATAAAATCAAAGAGATTCTGTATGCAAAAGCAGCAGAACGAGTTGAAAATTTGAAACCTAATGCGTCAGCAAGTCTCTTCGATAATGAAGAGGAAGAGGAAGAGGGTGAGGTTGAAGATCAAATTGAAACTGAATCCGAGGAGGAGTAATGGCTCACAATCCTATCGCAGATAGTGGTACTACGTTAGCAAGTGCATCTGGTGCATCGTCACAATCTAGTGCGATGGCAGTTAAAACTGATTCTTTGAGAATCACAGTCAACGGCACTAGAAATGTCAACGTTGCTATTGGAACAAATCCAACGGCAACTGCGAATGATTATAGTATTTCCAAGCAGGAAACGGAAATTCTGAGTCTTACTCCAAAGTCTCAACCAGTTATTGGTATCACTACCGGAACTTCAACCACCCTTCATTTCCCCGAAGGAACTGGTTGTGCATTCAATGTTGGAGATACTGTCACTGTTACCGGACTTACTCCTACCTCATTAAACTTTTCACATAAACCAGTCGAAAGAATTTTAGCAGGTGCTTCTTCTGCTCCTGGTTTCTTCTCTACCCGCGCTATCATTACTCATGATAGTAGCGCATCTACTGTTGGTGGTGCAAGCACTGCAACATTTAATGGTGGTATGGTAAGAAATTCTGTGAAAGCAAGTGTCTTCTCTGATGGCACTGGTTCTACCGTAAACTTTATTCAAGTACAAGCAGCCGGAGGCGGATCCTGATGAAACTCATCACCGAAGAAATCGAATCAGTTGAGTTTCTTGTTGAATCGAGAGGTGGCAAGAAGCAACTTTATATTGAAGGTGTTTTCCTCCAAGGAAACATCAAAAACCGCAACGGTAGAATGTATCCTATGGAGACACTTCGTCGTGAAGTTGGTAGATATAACGAAAATCATGTTGCCAAAGGCAGAGCACTTGGTGAACTCGGTCACCCCGAAGGTCCTACCGTAAATCTCGATAGAGTATCACATAAAATTGTATCTCTTAGAGAGAGTGGTTCAAACTTTGTTGGTAAAGCAAAGATCCTGAACACTCCTATGGGTAAGATTGCATCTTCTCTTGTAGAAGAAGGCGTAAAACTCGGTGTTTCTTCCCGTGGTATCGGTTCGTTAAAAATGACCCGTGAGGGTGTTAACGTTGTTGGTGACGATTTCATGTTAGCAACTGCTGCTGACATTGTTGCTGATCCATCTGCTCCTGATGCTTTCGTTGAAGGTATTATGGAAGGAAAAGATTGGGTGTGGGATGGTGGTGTTCTTCGTGAGAAGTATGCACAGAAAACCTATGCAACGATCAACACCTTAGTTGATCAGAAAAAACTCGATGAGCAGAAATTAGATTTGTTTAATCAGTTTTTACAAAACATTTAAATAATAAATAAATAAAGATAATACCAATACAGGTTTATTACGGAGTAGCTACAAATGTCACGTGGAAAATCCTTACAAGAAATGGAAGTAAAGACACAGCAATCCCGCACCGCTGTTAATTCTGGCGCGAAAGCGGGTGATCCCATGCCAACCATGGCGGATCCTGGAACTCAATTGGGTTCTGTCGAAGATCTTGGTGGTCCTACCCCCGAGAACTATAAGCCCGACGATGATTCAGCAAAACTGAAAACTCCCGGTGGCACTTTGAAGCAAGTATCTGACGTTGTTACGAAAGGTGCTGGTAAAGCAGATTCTACTCCAACCATGAAAAAAGAAGAAGAGGAACTCGACACCGAAGCAACCATCGAAGAAGATCAAGAGATCGTTGATGAGGTTGTTGCTGAGGAAGAGGAGAGCATCGACGTTGAAGAAGACGTAAATGCACTTCTCGGTGGCGAGGAACTTTCCGAAGAATTCAAAGAAAAAGCAAAAACCATCTTTGAGGCTGCTCTCAAATCTAAGATCACTGAGGTTAAAGAGCAACTCGAAGCACAATACGCCGCTGCTCTTAACGAAGAAATCGACGAAATGAAAGTCGAACTTCAAGAGCGTGTCGATTCTTACTTGGAGTACGTCGCTGATGAGTGGCTCCAAGAGAACGAACTCGCTGTGGAGCGTGGACTCAAAACCGAAATGACTGAATCCTTCTTGGAAGGCATGAAGTCACTTTTTGAAGAACATTATGTGAACATCCCTGAGGAAAAATATGATGTCTTGTCTGCAATGACAGACAAGTTAGATGACATGGAGACTAAACTCAACGAGCAAATCGATAAGAATATTTCCCTGAACAAGCGCCTCTCTGAGTCGGTTGCTGACGGTATTCTTGCTGATGTTTCTGAGGGCCTCGCTGCTACTCAGAAAGAGAAGCTCGCTTCGCTTGCCGAAGGTGTAGAGTTTGAAAGTGAAGAATCGTTCAAAGAGAAGCTGACCACCCTGAGAGAATCTTATTTCTCTGACACCAAGGCAGCACCTCAATCATCTTCTGCTGACACGCTGTCTGAGCAGGTTGATTCCACCGAAGCACCTAGTGCTGGTGGTATGACCTCCTACTTGGATATTCTCAGCAAGATGAATACTAAGTGAATTTAACATTAATCCAACTTTAAACTTTTAGGTAAATACCGATGTTTCAATCCGAGCATCTGGTAGAAAAGTGGAAGCCCCTTCTCGACCATGACGGTGGTATCACCGACAATCACAGAAGAGCAGTTACCGCAGTTCTGCTGGAAAACCAAGAAAAATTCCTCAAAGAGGAAGCAGCATTCTCCTCGGGCCAGTCCCTGATGGAGACCCCAACCATCAACACCAATAGCAGCACCTCTGCCGCCGGTTTTAGTGCCGACGCTGCTGCCGCTGGTCCTGTTGCTGGTTTCGACCCCGTTCTGATCTCTCTGATCAGACGCGCAATGCCTAACCTGGTCGCATATGACCTGGCTGGCGTTCAACCGATGAACGGTCCTACTGGACTGATCTTCGCAATGCGCTCGCGTTATGCCGCTCCTGGCACACCAGGTATGGACGGCACCGAGGCATTCTACAACGAGCCTGATACCGCATTCTCCGGTATGCAGCATGGCTTCGACAACACCAGCTACTTCTCTGACGTAGCTGCTGGTTTCGGTACTACTGCTCAGTCTGGCACCAACCCCTCCGCACTCAACCCCGTATCCGCCGGTTCTTCCGCTGGTTACAACGTTGGTCAGGGTATGGGTACTGAGGACGCTGAGGCACTCAACACCAAGCATGGTGCTGATGCTTTCAACGAAATGGCCTTCTCCATCGAGAAGATCACCGTTACTGCCAAGAGCCGTGCTCTGAAAGCAGAATACTCCTTAGAACTGGCACAAGACCTGAAAGCAATTCACGGTCTGAATGCTGAGGCTGAACTCGCTAACATCCTCTCTACTGAGATCTTGGCTGAGATCAACCGTGAAGTTATCAGAACTATCTACAAGACTGCTGAAAT